CTACCCTGCATCGCCCATGTGCCGGGATAGGGGCCCAACCTTAGTGGGATACGACGTTTGGTCTCCGCCTGGGGTCGACGGAAGAAGATAATCAGGCTGACCTGAGCGAAAGCCGGTTACGGGGCGTTGCTTTGGTGACATCAAAACTGTGACTACACCCGTAGATGCCTGTGTGGCGATATTTTCGGACAGGGGTTCGACTCCCCTCGCCTCCATCAAATCATTTACCATACGAACCCCGCTTTCGGGGTTCGTTTCTTCTATTTCAAGTTCAAGCTGTTCTGTGGCATCGATCATTTCCATGTAAGACACTTGTTTGCCGCCGCGAATGTTGTAGAAAACAACCGTGCGGTCATCGTACAGGTACACCGAATTCACGAAGACATCAATGATTCTGCGCCGGAACGATTCGTCAAACAAGTCGCCCTTGCAGAACTGTTTGAGCCAAGCCATTATATCTTCTTCCGTATAACGTATGCCGGTTGCGATACGTAGCTTGGTTAAGTCTATTTCGAGATCGGTTTTCTGCTGGTCGAAAAGTTCGATCTTCTCGTTGATTTTCACCCGCGCAGCCTTCGGGGCTTCCAGAAGCATTTCAACGTATTTTTCAATGTCGCGGTCGAGCTTCGCAATCATCCGTTCCAGTTCTTTGATTTTGCTGTTGTTGAATTCCTTGTCATACTCCGCCACGACCGCCGCCGCGATGCTCTTCATACGCGCCGGGGTAAGCACATATTCTATAGTCTGTTCCACGATGTACCATTCAATGAAATCCTTCTTTTCGTGCTTCTTCTTGCATCCGTTATGGCGGCGCCGACCGCCGCAGGAGTAGTAATGAAATATTCCCCCGTGCCGGCCCTTCCCCGGAACACCAAGCATAGCAGAGCCGCAATATCCGCAGAACAGCTTCCCGGACAGCACATATTCAACCTTCGCCTTATTCCTGCCGCCGATCCGCTTATTCAGCTTGTTCCGCTCCAGTATCTTCTTGAACGTCTCTTCGCTGATGACCGCCGGGCATTCGTGTATAAATTCGCCTTGCTTCAAAACGCCGATATTTATAGGGCTGATGAAGCCCTTTTGAAAAGCAGTAAGACCAAAGGGTTTTCCGTTACGGTTCCGAAATCCAGCGTCATTGATTGCGCCGATAACGTCTTTTTTTGGAACGCCATCGGCATACTGCTCCAGAGCTTGTTTCCAGTATGGACGTTTGCGTTCATCCAGCATTACTTCGCCTTCAACAGACTTATAACCCCAGGGTAAGCCGCCGCCGATATGTTTCCCGTTCTTGGCGGCATCGTGGCGACCGCGTTTTATTTTCTGCGACAGGTCAACGGAATAATATTCAGCGCTGGCTTCAAGGATGGCTTCAAGAATGATGCTTTCGGGGTTGTCGCCGATGTTCTCCATTGCAGAAACAACCCTCACGCCGTGCTGTTTCAGGCTATGCTTATGAATCGCGCTGTCATAGCGGTTCCGCGCGAAGCGATCGAGCTTATAGACAATGACGTACTGGAAATGCTTTTTCTTCGCATCGGCAAGCATGCGCTGAAAATCCGGGCGGTCATCGCTCCGTCCGGTTATCGCACGATCTATGTATTCACTTACCACGCTGTAGCCTTCCCGCTCCGCGTAGTCATAGCAAACGCGAAGCTGCCCTTCAATGCTTTGTTCGGTTTGATTGGGGCCAGGACTATAGCGGGCATAAATGACGGCTGGCTTGTTCAATGCTCTTCCGCCCCTTTAGCGGCAGCGTCCAGGATGGATTCAAGAATAATGATTTCGGGGCTGTCCGTAGTGCCTTCCGTGACAGAAAGAAGATCAATGCCGCGCTGTTTCAGCGTATTTTTGAGAAGCATGAAGCTGCCGGAATCGCGGGAAAGGCGGTCGAACTTTTGAACGACAACGTAACGAACGCCCTTCTCGCTGGTTTCTTCAATCATGCGCTGGAGATCGGCGGGCTGGCCGGAAACGCCGCTTCCGACGTCGGAGTATTCGCCGACCACATCAAAACCATTGTGGGCGGAAAATTCGCGGCATGCTTCCAATTGATCTTTCAGACCTTGTTCGGATTGAAGCGCGGCGCGCGTGTAGTGGACAGCGTTTGCATTATTCATGGATAATTCCCCTTTTCGTAAGCCCCACATGATATAATGAGGGGGCAGAGTAGTGTATTCGGTTGATAGACGATCTGCACACCGTTCGGCGATAGCGACGCCGGGCGGATTTTTTATTTTTCAACGTCAGCCATATAGATGGCTCGATAATCGCCAACATAAATAGATGAAGGTTTTGCATCTGGGCTTGTATCTGCGTTACCGAAATAAATATAATACACGGAAGAAATATTATCTTGGTAAGGCTTTTTATCTTCTACAAAACTAGCGGTGATGTCGGTGTAGCCTTCTTCTTCACGCATTAAATAAAACTGAAAGCTGTTGTCTTGCCGGATGCTGGTAGGGTATTTTTTCTGAAAATCTCCATATGAAGAATTCACCGTAATTCCCCGGCTTGTTTTGAAGTGTCCAGAAAAATCTTCCCGCATACCCTCTTCTTCCGCCTTCCTCAAAGCAAACAAAACGGACGTTCCGCCACGAAAACCGATAGAAATTCCGGGCGCTTCATAGTAAGGGAAGTAATCTGTCTTTTCAAGGGGTTCCCCCAGCGCCTTTTCAATATCTTCCTTGGTCATTCCAAGGTGGATTTCCTTCTTTGTCTCCGCATTGTACAAAGACAGATCGGATTGACCGTATCCATCGGAGCTATCGGCGCTAGTAGAACAAGCAGACAATAGGAACAAGGCGCATGCCAGCAGCAAAAATAATTTCCTCATATACCAACCTCACAACGTTATCCCGCATCGGCTGCGGTACTTGCTATGACCGTCCTGCACTAGCGATTTAGGCGCTTCCGATTTCTTTTCTGGTCAGTAAAGCTGATGACGTTGGCATATTTTTTTCTTCATCTAACTCCCGTTCAAATTCCCGCAATTTCCGCGCCTTCACATCCTCAAAACTTTCTTCCTGCGTAGCCGCAATCTCCGAATGCTTACTAACAACATTCACAAGATACGACATAAGAGATCGGCGAACATCCGCATCCAAATCCAAATAACCCCGGATTATATCAAATTCCAAGGCGGAGAGATTCGCCTTTTTGGCGTAATCGTTCAACGAAAAAGTTTCTGGACGAACGAACATTTCCCCTTGACCAGAACGAAGCCATTGTTCAGAAACGTTGAACTCCCTACAAATTAGAGATAAAACCGCGTCTATCGGTTCGTTTCTTCCAATTTCATAGGTAGCTAGAGTATTCCGCTTAATACCGATTTTTCTTGCAAATTCTTCTTGAGTTAAATCTAACTCTTTCCTCAATTTTTTCAGTCGTTCATTCAATGCAATTCACCCCCCCGTTTGACTTCATGTTAAATAAAAAAAGTGATCTTGTCAACAAAAACGCCATTGACAATTGTGATTATGAGAGTTAATATAGTCGCATAGCAACAAAATAAAGGTGAATGGGGTGAATCTACTGGAAACAAAAAAAGAAATGACCGCCATCGAAGCAACAACGGCGGTCAACCCGGAAGAAGCGGGGCTTTTGTTCGCAATGACGCCCGACGATGAAACGCGCACCATGATTATTTTCCCGATGGGCGAAGGGCAAACATCCATCAAGCTCAATGAGACAACGGGGAAAATGTTGATCGAGATGCTTGAACGCCAAATGCGGGAATGGTCACAGGAAACAGCGGCGGCAGAGATTACGGAAAACGATAAGCGTTTGAACGAGTTTGACAAGACGCGCGGCATCGGGCCAGTAGTGAAAGACCTTGGAACGATCATCGACAAATACGAACTTTCATTCAGAGAGTTCACATTACTGTCGAATGAAGCACGTCGAAGGAAGTTTCCTTATCCGCGTTCCAATTCTGAACCAACCGACATTACGCAGCTAACTTCAAATCCAGAAAACTTCAAAAAGACGCTTGAACATTTCGGGCTGACGAATAACCCGGATGCGGAATACTGGCATGCGTATGGCCCGGAAAAATCATTTTTGACCTTGAAATTCCTGCCCGGAAAGCTGGGGGACAGAGAAAAGAAGAAATTCCGATTCGCATACTACTACGACCCGGAATTTCCCTTTACTCTAACAGAAATTACAGAAGATTAGTTCCTGTCACATCCGTACAAGCACAGCCGCCCGGCAGCGCGAAAGATGAACGGAAGTCGGAAGCAGAGTCCCAATGAACAAGATATGAGACAGTGCGATTACCCGAAAGAACAGAATCAACAGCAAACGAAACTTCTTTTAGCCGTGATTCTAAACGTGACATTTCATTGGAAGAAAGATGCGAAACATCGACTTTATAAACACGCAAGCTAATTGCAATCACCCCCTTCCTTGTGAAATGTGAATCTGGACAATTCCATTCTATCAAGTGGAGGGGGAATGGGAAACAAAAGGAAGGTGCCGGGGTGATTGAATTCAGAAAGTGGAACGAGATTGTGGAACTGGTGATGCCCGCCATTGATGAAATGATGGAAAACCACGAAGCCGCGCTGAATAGCGGAATCCTAAACTTGATAGACTTTGCGATTTCGCTTTCAATGCGCGGGAGAAGGGAAGGCGGGGCGGAGATCGCGGAAGCGCGCCGGGAGCGATACAAGAAGCTTGAAGCATATATGAAAAAGCTCGAAGAGCCTGCCGCAAGAACCGTGAATCGGCTCGGGACGCTGTACACCTTCGCAGTTGCGTACACCAACGAATATTTGAGGGAAGCACTGGAGCAGGAAATAAATGAAGCGGAACAAGGGATGATTTATATTCACACAACCAAGGAATCCGCAGATTCCGAATCGCAAGCGCGCAGGTCTTATTAAATTGAAAGGGGTGAACCGCATGGAAATCAGCGTAAATCAAGACAAAAAGCCGGAAATTGAAGCGGTGATTAGCTTGTTGAAGGAAATGAGCGAAGAGCAGCAACGAGATATTAAGGTTTTCATTCAGGGCATGCGCTTTGTTGAAAAGTTGAACGCCAGCAAGGAAACGGCATAACGAGGGGGGAGAGACGATGGCAGCCAAGCCGAAGCAAGCGGAACAGAAATTCATTCAAGTGGGGTTCACAGCGATGCGCGACCCGGCAACGGGCGGACACTTGCCGCCCGTCCCCCTTTATATAGAAGCAACGCCGGAAGTGACAGCGGAAGAAGGGGCGATGCTCAAGGACATCGGGCGGGTGTTCGCCGACAAGATGAAGCAGTACATAGAAAGCGGCGCGGCGGAAGCACAAGCGCCAGAAGGCAAGCGCCGACGCACGAAAGGAGCGGGTTCAAAGTGAAGAACAAGCACGTTGCCAGCCCCTACACTTACGGGCGGTTCAGCAACCCGACATCATGGGGCATCTGGAACAAGGAAACGAAATCATGGATGCCTGACATGCCAACGCCGCGAAAGCGCGATGCCGAACGGGATGCGAAGGCAATGAACGAACTGGAAGATTGGGAATGGAAGATTCAGCCCGCCTGACGAGCGCTTACGCGCCATGTGGAAGCATGGGACGGTTGGGAACCGTCCGAAATCCCCCGGAGTGGGGATAGCGGGAACCCGCAACGAGGAAGCAGCGCAAGCTTCCCTTTACATAGATTGCTTTACCAATTGAATACCGAAGGGAAGAGGTTCATGGACGTAAGGTTCCTAACCAACGCGCACATTGATTTTTACAAGGGAGCGCTGGAGCGGGAAAACGCCGAATCTGACCCTTACCGCAAGTCGCTGTTCTACTTGCTGGGGCTTATGCCAGAAACCCGCAAGAACATCGCCGATCTGTACGACTTCGAGAAAGGCGCGATTGTAACGGCGGGCTTGCAGAAGGGATGGCAGACCGGGACAAGCATGCAAGTTTGCCGACTGGCGTTCAACCTGTTCAACGGGTACACGGACGAAGCGGGGCATGGAGCGGCGTACACGCCCTACCATCTGTTCTGCAATTCGTTCCAAGTCTACATGTTCGAAGCCGTCAAGCTGCGGTATTCGGAGTATGCGCAGGGTGAATGGACATGACGAACGAGGAATTGAAGGAAACCATGATGTCCGGGGAGCCTGTCACGTTGCGGGGAATGACCTTTGCCCACATTTCCGCAATCATTTACCGCAAAAGCGATTCGGGCATGTACATTCAGGCGGAATTGATGGACAAAAACAAAAATTGCGTTGTGCTGGCGCGTCCGATCGAGGTCGAACGGGCGGGAGCCGCCGCGCTTAAAACGGAGGAAAAGCAATGATTAACGCGCAGAACGTTGTGGTCTTTGACCAATTCGGAATTCCCAGTTTCATGGTGAGGTTCACCAAGGAGCAGAACAAAGACCTGTTTCCGGGCGGTTCGGCTGCCGTCCATCCCGCCTTCATCATCGGCGGGGAAGAAGTGGACGAAATTTACATTTCGCAATACGCGAATACGATTGTTGACGGTCGGGCGTATAGCTGTCCGCTGCAAGCGCCAGCAACGAGCCTGAACTATGAAGCGGCGATGGCGGCATGCTTCGGCAAAGGCGATGGCTGGCATTTGATGACGGCGGCGGAATACGCGCTGGTTCTGCATCACAGTCACCGCGCTGGGACGCTGCCGCACGGCAATACCAGCTACGGGAAATACCACGGGAACCCCGAAGAGCGGGGAACGCGGGTTTCGGAGGACAGCGGGAAGACGCTGACGGGTTCCGGGCCGGTCACATGGACACACGACCACACCGTTCACGGGGTAGCCGATCTGGTCGGCAACGTGTGGGAATGGAATGCCGGGCTGCGGATGATGAACGGGGAAATTCAGATCATCCAGGACAACAACGCCGCCGCGCCGCACGACTACAGCCACGAAAGCCCGTTATGGCAACCGATTCAAGCGGACGGGAAGACGCTGAAATACGGGTTCACGGATGAAGGCGAAGTGAAGCTGACCACGAAGGACGTGGAAGAAGCATGGGACGGAAGCCGCTGGGAGAGCGTGAAAAGCGATGTGGAAGCGCCGGAGATCGTCAAAGCGCTGGCGCTGATGCCAACGGACAGCCAAGACACGAAATCCGTGCTGTATGTGGATACCGAAGCCGAGCGCTTGCCGTATCGCGGCGGCGGCTGGGACCACGGCAGCAACGCCGGGTTGGGCGCGCTCCGCTTGTACGGTCCGCGCTCGATTGTGTCCACGAACATCGGCTTTCGCTCCGCTTTCTATCGGAAAACTGGAAACTGACGAACTGGCGAACTGATAGGCGCGTGGTAACGCGCCGGAACGGGGCGCTGGCGAAGGGAAGGATGCGAATGTTCATTCTTGGAATGTGGGTGGGCGCTCTATTGGCGCTGCTGATTCTACTATTCTTCCAAGCGGCGCGGATGCCGGACGATGAATGAAACGAAAATCGCCCCGTATGGTGGCTTTGAGGGAAGCGACCACGGGGCGATAACGACGCGAAAAGCTACAATCCTACTTCTTCAATTGTAGCAAATTTCGCGGCGAGGAACAAGCGAAAACAGCGCTTTGCCGGGCGTTATCGGGCTTGTAATGGGTATTATCTTTCCTGCGAAGCAAGGGGATGGGAAAAGAAGGTGAATGGGAGGGGCGGCAACCCCCTGATCGGAGAAGCAGCAGGATAGACATACTCTTTACGGCACTACAAGTTGGGGGAATTGCCGTGCGGAGTTTCGGAAGTTTCATACGAGAGAAGAAGGTTTACTGCGGGGAGAAGTATCTGGAAGTGGACATTTATCCACAGAGCGGTTCACCGCCAAAAAAGGGGAGGGCGAAGAAGGAGCGGGTATCCGCCCCAAAGCAAAGGAACCTGAATGACAAGAACGCCAAGCGGTATTTCGTCCAGCTCATCAACACGAACTTCGGGGAAGGCGATCTGCATGTAACCGTCACTTATGCACAAGTGCCAGAGACGGTGGAAGAAGCCGAGAAGGAAGCAGCTAAGTACATCAGGAGGATAGCGCATAGGCGGAAGCGGGAGGGGCTTACCCCACTCAAATACATACTGGTGACAGAGTACAGCACGGGCAAGGGTGGGGAGAAGCCAACACGGATTCATCATCATATCATCGTAAATGGCGGTTTGGACAGGGATGCGGTGGAAGACTTGTGGCGGAAGCCCAGGAAGAAGGGGCAGAAGGAAGGCGAACGGATAGGGTTTGCCAATGCCGACAGGGTGAAGCCGAACGATTACGGGCTTGAAGCGTTATCCAGATACTTGATGAAGAACCCGAACGGGAAGAAGCGGTGGAGCAGCAGCCAGAACCTTGAAAAGCCGGAATGCCGAACCAATGACCACAAGTACACAAGGCGGCAAGTGGAACGAATCGTAAAGGATGAAATCGACAATCAGGAATTCTGGGTGAAGAAGTATCCGGGATGGGATTTGACCGAGTGCAAGCCGGAGTACAACGAAATCACGGGATGGGCGGTTTACTTGAAGTTGCGGAGGGCGAGGGAATGAGCGAAGGGACAGAGCAGCCAACGCTATACCGAGTGGTCAGGAAGGTCGAATACGATCATCAGCGGCTTGACCCCGGCGAACTGGTGGAGCGGGTGGGAGAGTGGAGGAAAGCGCCGGAAGGTCACTATATCACCAAGTTCAAGATGACGAACGGGGAGAGCATCCCCCTAATGATGGACGAGGTTGTTCCAGCCGAACCCGGCGAGGAAGAGAAGATTGAACTGGAGACGGCAGACGATTTGTTCGCCTTCCTTCGGAGATTGCCCGAACAGGAGCGATGGGAAGCCTTGAAGGTTATCAACAGATTGCAGAAAAGGCAGATCGACCACGTTCAGGCGGCGGCGGAAATCAAATCGCTGTTCTTGAAAAGCGGCGTAGCTCATGAATAGGAGCGGGACGGAGGGCGAAGCGGGGATGTACAGCAAGGAAAGATTGCTGGAGAAGATGAAAGGACTAAAGGCTTTAGCGGAGCGGGGAGTTGATGGGGAAAAGGAATCCGCGCAGCGCATGCTTGAAAAGTTTATGGAAAAATACGGAATAACGGAAAGCGACATTGGCGATGAAGCCGTGGAAATCGCGTGGTTCAGGTATCAAGACTTTTCGGAATTCCGGTTAATTAGCCAGATCATTTATATGGTCATGGGGGATTGCGACACCTATAGGGAATTGGGGAAGGCGAACAGGAAGCATAAAGTTCTGGGCGTGTACTGCACCGCAGCGGAGAGATTGGAAATTGAACTGAATATCGACTTTTATAAGCGGGCGATGCAGGAGGAACTAAAGCTGTTTTACAAGGCGTTCATGAACAAGAATAGTTTGTTCCCGCCTGATGGAAAGGCAAGGGCAACGACATCCAGCGATGAACTATCAAGGGAAGAAGCTATAAAACTATCGTTCATGATGGAAGGCATGGAGAAGCGCACAATCAGAAAAATGATAGAAGGAGACAACCGGGATGTATGACCAAAAGAAGGCCCGCCAGCAATGGCAGAACACGGCAAACAACGCACAAGGCGGCATTTTCGAAGAACTGATAAAAACAGCCTGCATCATCTATCGGCATCAGCGCCGCGCTGAAATCGACAAGGTTCCCGAACCGTTCCGGGTGACACAAAAACATGCGAATGGGTTGTTTACGGGACGTTTCACCGCCCCCGCGCAGCCTGATTTCAGTGGGACGCTTGCCGGGGGCAGGGCAATACACTTCGAAGCGAAGTTCACGACAACCGACCAGATGAAGCGCGCGGCGCTGACGGATGAACAAATGGACCGTCTGGAGCGGCATACCGAGGCCGGAGCGCTGACAGGGGTTTGCGTGGGCATCAAAGACAAATTCTATTTCGTGCCGTGGGGCATCTGGAAGGACATGAAGGGCATTTACGGGCGGCAGTACGTGACGGCGGAGGACATCGAACCGTACAGGGTGAAATTCGGTGGGGCCGTCATGTTCTTGGACTATGCAAACGAGGGGAGGAAGGAAGTATGAAAGCCTATGCCATTGGGCCGGATAGATACGATGTCGTGGTTGGGGAATTCGACAGCCCGGAGGAAGCGGGAGAGTGGTACAAAGCGGCCTGCAATGTCCCGGATGACGAATGGCAGGAATACGGGATTAACGAACATCCGATGGACAAGCCCATGAATTTCGAAAACGAGCGCATTTGCACGTTGCGGGAGTTCGTGGCGGATGTTCAGGAATTCCCGTGCATTGCCTGCTGGGTGGAAGACTGAAATCGAATATCAGAAAGGATGTGCGAAATATGGCGGCGACAGATTGCAAGGTTGTCAAAGGGAAGATCGTAACGGGCGGGCGGACAATCCCGCAAATCCGGGAAGCGAACAAGGGGCAAGGGCTGACGTACCGGGATTTCGAGAACATGCAGAAAGCCTATGAACAATTCGACGGCGCGGTTGCGGTATTCCGCTTGTGGGCGTACAGCGACTTCGAATCTTACTATCTGGCCGGATGGGACGAGGAATACGACGAAAAAATCATGATGGGGATGTACTATTCCGAGCAAACCAACCCGTTCCAAACGATATACAGGAACAATCTGGAATTGTTCATTGCGGATTGGAAGGCGAACGAGTACGACCCGCTTTGCGCATTTTGTTTGAATCTGGATGACGTGGAGGAAATCGAAGTTTTGCAGGAAGCGAGGGAACCGGAATGAGTTTCGACGGAACAAAGCTCACATCCGACCTGATTGCAGCGAACAGGGCGGCTTCCGTGGCGGTCGAGGGCATGCCGGACGGCGGCAGCGCCAATCAAGACAGGGTATTCCTGACCGTGCCGAGAGCGCGGGAAACGAAGGTGCTGGAAGCCATCAGCAACGCCGGGCTGCATTGTTCGGGGAAGCAGCAATGGATAGGCGCGGGGTACTTCATCGTTCCGACTGGAGCGGGGCAAGGGGATACCCGATACAAAGCCGTTCAAGTTATGGCGCAGCAATTGCGGGACGCGGGGTGGAACGCGCTGGCGTTCCAGAAAATGGATTAGGAGGGGAAGGGCATGAACAAAGGTGCAGTAATCGACCGAACCGGCAAGTACAGGTACGCATTGTGGCGCGTCTGGGATGCGAACCTTCCGGTTGTCTTGTTCATCATGCTGAATCCGAGTACAGCCGATGCGAACGTTGATGACCCGACCATACGGCGGTGCATTGGATTTGCGAAAGATTGGGGATTCGGGGCAATTGAAGTCAGGAACTTATTTTCTTTCCGAGCAACCAACCCGGATGAACTGAAACGCTGCGATGAACCGATTGGGCCGGAGAACGACAGGCACATTATCGAAGCGGCGGAGGTAGCCGCGAAGATTGTACTGGCTTGGGGAACGAAAGGCACGTTCATGAATCGGAATCAAGACGTATTCAAGATGATTGCCCATCATTGCCCCGAATGCCTGGGCCTATCCGCTGCGGGGCATCCGAAACATCCGCTTTATATCCCAGCCAACCAGAAACCTATTTTGTATCCAGGGGAGGGTATCGCATGAAAGCCATTACGATTCATCAGCCCTGGGCGTCGTTGATCGCGCTGGGGGAAAAGCGGTTCGAAACGCGCGGCTGGCGGACGAAGCACAGGGGGCAGATAGCCATTCACGCCGCGCGGCGGGTGGACAAGGAAGAGTTCATGAACCCGGTTATCAACGCCGCCTTGCAGAAACACGGAATCCTGTCCGTCGAAGATTTGCCGACCGGGGAAGTTATCGCTATAGCCGATCTGGTGGACTGTCTGGCCGTGGGGCATCTGGCATGGGATTGCCGGGCGCTGGTCGGAGAGAAAGGTACGCGCTATTTGCAGATCGTGAGCAACGAATATCGGTTTGGCTGGTACGACGCGGGGCGGTACGCATGGGAAATGGAAAACGTCCGGCAGATAACCCCCGTCGAAGCCAAGGGGCAGCAGGGCTTATGGAATTGGGACGAAAACAGCAAATTGAAGGCGCTCAACGCCGTTCCGTTCTTTGATTGGTCATCCGGCATGGGGGAACTGGAATACGTGCTTGCGAAGAAGACGGATGAACATATGAAGCTGCTGCGGGAAGCGGGGTTCACGGAATCGGAGATTGCGGAAGCCACGGACAACGACCAGACAGACATTGACCTTGCGACGCTGGCATTCAATTACGCCGGGGCAACGAACTGGAGCAAAGACAAGGGGTTCTTCCATTGGAACGATGAAGGGCCGGAAGCGGGTGAATAGCATGCCTGAAATTTTCGGCTTAATCATGGACATCGGCGAGAAGGCGGGGGCGCTTCCGGTGAAAGACAAGGTTTGGACGCACAAAGTCAACGAGAACTGGAGCTTCAAGGTCAACGGATACCCGGAGCCGCGCGAAGGAATCCCCGGCTTTCATGTCATGGTGGAGTTCAACGGATTCCCAGCGGGCTTGATCGGGCTTAACGGCGGCATCATCGCAGCCGGGGAAGCGGCAAACGAAGATACGTTCATCGAAGCATTGAAGCAGCATTTGGCTGAATAAACGAACGGAAGGGAGCGCATGGGAATGAATAATCAGGAGTTGCGGGCGGTCGCCATCGGGCCGGACAGGGCGGAAATCGTGGTCGGGTACGGCACGAACGAAGAACTGGCGGCGTGGTATCGGTCGGAAGTGGCGGTAAGTGAAGAGGAATGGGCGGATTACGAAGTGCAGGAAGTCCCGATGGACAAGGAAATGCATTGGGATGAATTGGGGCAAATGACCATTCGCAATCTGGTCGAAGGGGAAACGAATTTCCCGATGATTGTCGGATGGTCGGAATAAAGCAGCAGGAGGGGAACGGGTTGGTCAGATACAAATGCCGCTCATGCGGCGGAAACCAATACACATCCAATTGCAAAGCCAGCGGGGAACCGTGCATGTACTACGGGAAGCGGGAATTATCCAAAATGAACACGTTGGAGGAAGCGAATGAAAAACGCGACGGTAACGATTGATTACGTCAGCTTCCAAAGCATCAAGGAGAAGGCGGACCGGCACGACAAGGAGCAACGGGAGCGGGAGAAGGTGAACGCCGAGGAAAAGGCGTTCGTGGAGCGCATTTGCAATTGCATCGAGAAGGCGAACGAATGCCAAACGGCAGAGCAGAAACAATATTACATCGCCCTGGGTGTCCGGGCGATCTGCGAACATTGGGATATGGACATTCAGGAGAATTACGGAGGGTTGGACGAGGGACGAGCGCCGGAAGCAGGGTAAGACATAAGCGCCCCAATCAAGCTAACCCCGGAGGACAGGAAGAAGTTTCAGGATGGATGCAAGACGCTGAATCCGGTCGAACTGCTGGAAATCGCCGAATTCGGCAAGCGGTGCGAACGGCTGCTGCGGAACGCCGAAGGGAGGGATTAGCATCAGGAAATTGAAAATCGGTTCCTTATTCGACGGCATAGGCGGTTTTTTGCTGGTTGCTTCATGGCACGGAATCGAAGCGGCTTGGGCAAGCGAAATCGAAGAAGCGCCGATTGCGATAACCAAGCGACACTTCCCGAATATGAAGCACTTGGGAGACGTGACACAGGTACGGGGCAGCGGGATCGAACCCGTTGACATAATCACCTTCGGCAGCCCATGCCAAGATTTGAGCATAGCCGGGAAGCGGGCGGGGCTGTTCGGGGCAAGATCGGGGCTGTTCGGGGAAGCAATCAGAATCATCAGGGAAATGAGGGAAGCAACCAATGGCCTATATCCAACTTGGGTTATTTGGGAAAACGTCACAGGAGCTTTTACATCAAACGACGGGCTGGATTTCAAAGTCGTTATTCAATCCTTCGCAAACGCCGAAGTTCCAATGCCTTGTTCTGGAGGATGGGGAACTGCCGGAATGGTGCGAAGCCGAGGATGTGATTTCGGATGGCGCGTCTTGGATGCCCAATATTGGGGAGTGCCCCAGCGCCGAAAGAGAATCTTCATTGTCGCGGATTTTGGAGGACATCGTTCCCGACAAGTATTATTTAAGCCCGAAAGCATGCGAGGGCATTTTGCGCCGCGCGGAACGGCGGGGGAAGAAGTTGCCGCTGGTGCTGCATCAGGCTTTATGCATTCAAGCGCAGATGGAACATTTGATGCAGGACACGACAGCAGACCACGAACCGACCGAGCAAGCAACATTGTTTTAGATTGCCGGGGGAACGGCAATGGGTTAGTAGCAAATACCTTGACGGGCGATCATCAAAGAAGGGTGACGGATTACACCGCCATTTGTATTGCGGGGAATTCGATCGATCGCCAGCCGCACAACGGCGGGAACGGGCTGGGAGTGCAGGAGGACGTGGCGTACACGTTGACGGCGAAGGACCGGCATGCGGCCGGGGTATTCGTCGCCGGAGCCGGAGCGGGTGCAGGGCTGTCGTACAGCGAGACGGTTGCCCCGACGCTCAAAAGCGGTTCGGGGAGTATGAATAACGCCCCGTCTGTCGTATATGGATTCAAGTCGTTCGGCGAGTACGAACAAACGGAGATTGGGAAAACGCTCATGGCATGCGATGACATCACAACAGGCGATCTGGTTGCCGTGTTCATGGGCGGGCAAGGCGCGGCTGCCGGAGGGATAGCGTACAGCGAAAGCGTAGCGCCAACGCTGAAAGCAGCCGCCAGCGGTTCAAATCAAGTGCCTTGCGCGACAAACGGGAAAACTGTCCGGCGCCTGGTCCCCGTGGAATGCGAACGGCTACAGGGATACCCGGACGATTGGACAAAGTACGGGCATGACGGGAAGAAGATCAGCGACAGCGCGCGTTACACGGGCATCGGAAACAGCCTTGCGCTGCCATGCATCGAATATCTGATTTCTGGAATTGCTGAAATCGAAGCAAAAGAGGGAAGCGAATGAAAACCATATCCGTAATCAACCTGAAAGGCGGCGTGGCAAAGACCATTTCCGCCGTGAACATCGCGCACATACTGGCAGTTATCCACGGGAAGCGGGTGCTGCTTGTGGATAACGACAAGCAGGGCAATGCATCGAAAATGTTCGGGCTGCACAGCTACGCTTCGCGGAGCATCGCCGAAGTGATGGTGGAGCGCAGCCCCAACCTTGATGAAATCATTGCGCATACGGGATACCCGAACCTTGACATCATACCCGCGAATATGAATTTGCTGCGCGCCAATCTGCAAGTGCTGCTGGACAGTTCCAGACCGCAGCAAACGAGAATACGCGCCGCGCTGAACGGCGTATCCGAGCGGTACGACTATTGCATTATTGACAATGCACCGGACATCAACATAAGCACGATAAACGCGCTGGTCGCGTCCGATGACGTACTGATTCCCGTCAAAATCGACAAATTTGCGTTTGACGGGCTTGCGGAACTAAAGGAGCAAATCGACAACACGCGCGAAGAGCTTAACCCGGCGATAAACCTGAAAGGCTGCTTCATCACTTGCTACCAGCGGAACGAAGTGAACAAGCAAGGGGAAGAGTGGATGCAGAAGCAGCAGGACTTCCCGGTATTCAAGACGCACATCCGCAAAACGGAAAAGGTTGATGAAAGCACATTCGCCGCCGCGCCGATCATCGAGTACTCGCCCCGCTGCGGGGCGGCAATGGACTATAAAAGGCTGGTGGCGGAATATCTGGAGGGGGAAGGGAATGAAGGACGCTCAACCTAAAGACGCTCCAGAAGACGCTAAATTGCTGGCGAACCTGAAAAGGATGATTCTTACAGCCAACGCCGCCGCCGAACGAAAAGGTTATCTGCACGGAGAAATAGAGTTGGGCGCTATCGCAAGGGTTATGGATGCCCGCAGTATTGTGTCCGTTCCTTTGGGGGTTGAACGGGGTAATCGGCGCTTATTACGAGCGAATGACCGGGCGGAAACCATATTACTGATGTGACCGAATCGGACACAAAAAAGGAGTTGAACGAATTGGCGAAATTCAATTTGAATCAATTGCTGGGCGGAGGGAAGGCGGAGGACGGAGACGGGAACGGCGGGAATCAGGAATACAAGATAACCCACATTTCCGTTCACGTTCTGGAGCCGTCCCAAAACAATTTTTATTCCACGGAGCAAATCGAGGAATTGAAGGCATCCATTGCGGCGTTCGGCATCAAGCAAAATCTGATTGTCAAACCGCTGGAGGGCGGAAAGTATCGGGTGATTGCCGGGCATCGCCGCCGCCTTGCCGTCTTGTCGCTGGTGGAGGAAGGCAAGGGGGAATTCGAGAAAGTGCCTTGCATCATCGAAACCGGGGAAGACGAACTGCGGGAACGGCTGCTGCTCATTACAACCAATTCGACAGCAAGGCAATTGACGGATTGGGAGAAGATCAAGCAGGCGCAGGAATTAAGAACCCTGCTGGAGCAGATCAAGAAGCGGGACAAGATACCGGGCAGGCTGCGGGAGCTTATCGCCAGCACGTTAGACACATCGCCCGCGCAAGTCGGGAGAATGGAAGCGATAGCCAAGAACCTGACCCCGGAGTTCAAAGAAGAGTTGAAGGAAGGGCGCGTGAATATGTCCGCCGCCTACGAAATATCCGGGATGCCGAAAGAGCAGCAGCGGGAAGTGTATGCGGACTATCAGGAGCGGGGCAGCGTTTCAATCAAGAACGCGAAGGAAAAGAAACATGAAGTGAAGGCGGGGAGCGCGCAGGAGCCAGAGAACAAGGACGAAGCCGCTGATATCGGAGAGCAGAACGGCAGCGAAGAAGAGGAAGCGGAGCCAGCGGCGGAGGACGAGGAAGAGCAGCCGGGCGAAATGGGAATTGCCGGCGGCGAGGAAGCAACGGTAGACCTTGAAGCGCCGCACGAAGAAGCTGCAAATAATCACGATGCCACGGATAGGGAAACGACCAAAGCGTGCCCGTTCTGCGGCGGAGGCTCCAAAACGGTTGAGGACGGCGGCGGGTTTAGGGTAATTTGCGGAACATGCTTCGCCAGCAGCCGCTTTGCGGCAGACCAAAGGAGCGCAGCCCGGGCATGGAACATGCGGTATCCGGTATCATAAGGGTGGTGGTGAAAGCATGGACAAAGAGAAAGCGGCGAAAATATTAGCGTTCTACAGAACCATAGACAGCGAAGTTCAATTAAACGACCGAATGATAGCCGGTATGGAGGATGAATATTATAGCGCCAGCGGCGGAGAGGGAATGGACGGAATGCCCAAGGCAAAGGGAAAAATATCAAACCCGGTTCAGAATATTGCCTTGAACATCCCGGATTGGGTAAGGGAAACCATCAAGATGCTCCATAAACAAAACAAAACACTAATTAAAATAAAAGTCGAAATATTCAAGGAACTGAACAGGCTGACGTACATCGAACGGGTGATTGTCGTGTCCTGCTACATTGAGGAACAAAAGTGGTCGCAAATCGCCGAATCTGCAAAGTATTCGGAACGCCAATGTAGGAACATTCGGAAGACAGCGCTAGAAAAGCTGGCCGTGTACTTCAAGCGAAACAAGGCGGTGGCGACGCATGATTTCGGCGATTTGTGAGGACGAAAAGATTGCCGGACATTTCCGCTTTTTCCTGCTATAATTGGTATTGTGAATGATTGCAGATATGGAGCAAGGCGCGGGGAAATCCGCCCTTGCTTTTTTGCGTTTCACCCAAATTTCGGAAGTCCAAACTAACGCGCATGTAATCTGCCGCAGGCGGGAGCGGAGGGAAAATAACGAAACAAACGATAGGAGGGGAGGGAATGGCAGGGCGGAAGCGCAACCCGAACAGGGACGCAGCAAAGCAAAGATGGCTAGAAAGCGATGGAACGGCAACGTATGCGGAGCTTGCGGAAGAGTCGGGAGTACCCGAATCCCGACTCAGGAAATGGAAGTGTGAGGACAAGTGGAAGGAAGCTCTGGAAGAGCAAAGGGCATCGCGTAGGCCCGGAGGACAGCCTGGAAACCAGAACGCCAAGGGACACGGCGCGCCTAAGCGAAATGCCAACGCCGTTACGCACGGCGCATACAAAACGGTGTATTTCGATGAACTGTCCGAAAGCGAAAGAATCCTGATTGAACAAATCGACCTTGACACCAAGACAAACATGCTGCGGGAACTACAAACGCTTGTGGTCAAGGAAAACGATTTGAAAAAGAGAATCGCCAAGCTGGAGGACGAGAGCGAAACAAGCCTATTCGTTGACCGGGTTGTTGACATGATGGTTCCCAACAGCAACGAGAAACTGACGAAGCAACAAGACAAACTGCAAGAGTTGGCCGTTCAGCGCGATGAATTGGTTTGGGAAATGGAGAGCGTGGACAATCCGAGCAAGCAGCAGCAAAAGAAGCTGGATAAGCTGGAACGGGACATTGAAGAGCTTCGGGACATCGTGAGCGATGCAGAGCAGCAAGACACCGGGGAAGCGATGAAGCTATCCATGCAAACGATCATCAAGGCAAGCCCATTCGAACGAGCGCTGAAATTACGGACGGAACTGGATAAGACGCACGGAAGGATTATCCGGTTGCTGGACAGCGTGAAGGCGTATGAACTGGAATCGCGGCGGCTAGAGCTTGAAGAGCGCAAGTACAGGCTGTCGAAGCAGAAGCTAACCGGAGAGTTCAACATCAACCCCGAAACGGGGGAGATCGACGATAAAAAGGACGAGGACGGCGAAGATTTCGCGCTTTAGCGCGGCAAGGCATTAGGTTCTTCTAGGGTGCGGGAAAGCCTGCGGGTTCGTCGAACCCCGGATTATGCCCAGAGAAGAATGAAAAAAATTCGCTTCCGGGGTTGGTTTCCGGGAAAAAATTAGCCGGGGGGTGCAAAAAGAGAAAACAGGGGGGTGGGGCAATCGTGAAGCTCTACGATGTGAAGGCGGTTGCCCGGTTTTTAGACTTGTCAGAGCGGCGCGTTCGGCAATTGCGCGATGAAAAAATTATCGAGGAAGCGGCGCCTGGTCTGTACGATCTGAAAGCGACGAACCACAGGTACATCAATTACTTGCGCAAGCGGAACCCGGAGAGCGACGAAAATATTGACTACAACACGGAGCGGGCGAAGCTCATACGCGCCAAGCGGCAGAAGGAAGAAGCGGAATTGAAGTTGATGGAAGGGCGGCTGCACGAAGCGGAAGTGATTGAAACCGTCATGAAGGACATGCTGGTAAACTTCAAAGTGCGCCTGATGGCGATACCCGCGAAGCTTTCGCCCATTGTAGCGAAGAAGACAGACCGCGCAGAAATCTTCAAAATGATTAAGGCGCAGATTGACGAATCGCTTGAAGAACTGGCTGACTTTGACACGGTATTCCGAAAGGAGGATGAAGCAGATGAAGGCGGCAACGGTCAAGCTCATGAAGAAAGTGTTTAGTGTATTGAAGCCGCCGCCCGATCTGACGTTATCCGAATGGGCAGACGAATACCGACGATTATCAAAAAAATCATCAGCAGAGCCGGGCCGGTGGAAAACGAGCAAAGCCCCGTATCAAAAAGAAATTATGGACGCGATTTCGGATATCAGTACGCAGAAGGTTGTTGTAATGAGTGCGGCGCAGATAGGAAAGACGGACGCTTTTATACTAAATACGGTGGGATATTTCATACATTTTGACCCCAGTCCCATCATGGTCATGCAACCGAATGTACAGCCGATGGCGGAATCATTCAGTAAAGACCGATTAACGCCTATGCTACGCGATACGCCTATTTTGCGCGATAAAATAAACGAAAAATCCAGAAGCAGCGGGAATACGATATTGCATAAAGAGTTTCCGGGCGGACACATCACGATAGTAGGGGCAAATTCGGCAGCGGGATTGAGAAGTAGACCCATGCGGATATTGCTTGCGGACGAAGTTGACGGCTACCCAGCAACAGCAGGAAAAGACGGCGACCCCCTTTTGCTTGCGTCAAAACGACTAACAACCTTCTGGAACAAAAAGGAGGTCTATATTTCAACGCCGACAATCAAAGGGATTTCCCGGATTGAGGTTGAATATGAAAACAGCACACAAGAGACATGGCATGTCCCATGCCCGGATTGTGGCGAATTCCAGCCGATAGAATGGGCGCAAATAAAATTCAATAAAGAAAATCTTGACGAGATCAGTTTCGTTTGCGCAAAGTGTGGCGTTATTCATAGTGAGTTCACATGGAAGGAACAATTTGTTAAGGGAAAATTTATTGCGCGCTTTCCCGGAAGGAAGGTTCGTGGATTTCACTTAAACGCGCTTGCTTCCCTGTTTGTTGAATGGCGGGAAATCGTAGAAAAGTTCCTTGTCGCGAATGAAGAAAAGAAAAAAGGAAACGTCGAACCCTTAAAAGTATTCGTGAACACGGAACTGGGTGAATGCTGGGAAGAAGAAGGGGAGCAGCTTGAAACAGACGATCTGTACAGCCGCCGCGAGAAATATAATTGCGAAGTGCCGGAGGATGTTCTTGTATTAACAGCCGGGGTGGATACGCAAGATGATAGATTCGAAATAGAAGTTGTCGGATGGGGAGAAGGAAAGGAAAGCTGGGGCATACGTTACCAAGTTATCTACGGCGACTTGAAAGGAAAAGAAGTTTGGAACGAACTGGACGAATTTTTGAACCAGACATTCATCCGAGCGGACGGAGCCGCTCTAAAAATCATCTGCGCTTGCGTGGACAGCGGCGGGCATTTCACGACCGAAGTTTACCGATTCTGCAAAACGCGGACGGCGCGGCGGATATTCGCTATCAAGGGGAAGGGTGGCATGGCGGTTCCGTACTACAACAAGCCGTCAAAATCAAATAGGGAAGGCGCGCCGCTGTTTACGATTGGCGTAGACACCGGGAAAGCGATTCTATACCAGCGCCTAACCGTAAAGGAAGAGGGGCCGAACTATTGCCATTTCCCGAAAGAAGATGACCGAGGGTACACGGAAGAATATTTCAAGGGATTGACGTCCGAAAGAATGGTGATGAGCTACAAGCGGGGAAAGGCGCAATACGTTTGGGTTTTGAAAAACAAAGCGTACAAGCGAAACGAGCCGCTTGACGTGCGTAACTATGCAAGCGCAGCGTTAGAAATAGCAAATCCGCCGTTGAAGAAGGCGGAGAAGGACGCGACAGCGATGCCGACAAAAAAGACAGGCAGAAAACGAAGATCAACAGGGGTGATGGGATAATGGCAGGAATCACGTTGGAGCGGGCGCGCATGCACTTGCTGGCATGGATGGAAGCGGAATTGGCGATAACAACAAGCCAGAGCTACACAATCGGCAGCCGCAGCCTGACAAGGGCAAATCTGGACGAGGTTCGGAAGCAAGTTGCTTTCTGGGAAAACAAGGTTGCGGAGCTTGAGAACATTTCCAAGCGAAAGGGAAGGAACCGAATTATGAGAGTTGTTCCGCGCGACTTATAAATAAGTTCCGAAGGACAACGAGGGGGTTGAAAATAGCTGCGCCGATAAACTTGATAGGGAAAGAGTTCGAAAGATTGAAAGTAATCGAACGAGCAGAAAACACGATATCAGGGAAGGCGCGTTGGCGCTGCGAATGCAAATGCGGCGGGAAAACAGTCGTTATTGGCTCTGACCTGCGGAGCGGGCATGTAAAAAGCTGCGGATGCTTATGGGAAGAAAGCGCAAAGAACGCAGTAACCAAGCACGGCGATGCTGAAACGAAACTTTATGCTATTTACAAATCAATCATATACAGGACATCCAACACCACCAACAACAGGGCTGCTGACTATGTGGGGAGAGGAATTACGGTATGCGATGAGTGGAAGAACGATTACGCAGCTTTTAAGGAATGGGCATTAGCCAGCGGATACAAGGCCGGGCTGACCATCGACAGGAAAAACAACGATGAAGGGTATTCGCCAGAGAATTGCAGATGGGCAGACGCAATAGTTCAAGCCAACAACAAAAGGAACAACCATCTGCTGACATACAACAGCGAGACAAAAACGCTGGCGGAATGGGCAAGGGAAACAGAGATCAATTATTTCACGCTCAAAACGAGAATAAACCGTGGCTGGAGCGCAGAACGAGCGCTGACAGAACCGACAAAAAAATAAACCAAACAGGGCGCCGTGACAAGCGCCTTTTATTATGCACAGAAAGGAGACAGCGACGTTGAATATGATCGAAAAGGCAATTGCCTTCATCGCCCCGGAAGCCGCTTTGCGGAGAGCGGGCGCGCGGAAGCGCATGCAGATTATGAATTCCGGGTACGGGAATTATGGCGCCAGCCATACCAAGAAGTCGCTGCTGGGGTGGATATACGGCGGCGGCAGCGCATACGAGGACATTCAAATCAACCTGTCCACGCTGCGGCAGCGTTCCCGCGATCTGTACGCAGGGGTTCCGCTGGCGACCGGGGCGCTAAAGACCATGAGAACGAACATTGTCGGATATGGGTTGAAACTGAAAAGTCAGATCGATCACCAATATCTGAACATGTCAGAGGAAGAAGCGCAGCAGCTTGAACGGAAGATTGAAAGAGAGTTCAGTTTGTGGGCGGACACCACGGCTTGCGACATCGAACGGCTGGACAATTTCCGGGAACTGCAACAACTGGCATTCCTGAACTGGATAATGAGCGGAGATGTCATCGTGCTGTTGCCGACCACGAAGCGGGTGAATTCCCCGTATGATTTGCGCGTCCGACTGATTGAAGCAGATCGGGTAAGCAACCCGGACGGAAACACAGACAACAAGATTATCGGCGGAATTGAAACGAACGAGGACGGGGAGGTTGTCGCCTACCACATATCCAACTTTCATCCGCTGTCCAGGTTGGACATTGACAAGACTGGATGGCAGCGGGTGGAGGCGTTCGGGAGAACGACAGGGCGAAGGAACGTCATCCATGTGATGAACCGGGAACGAATCGGTCAACGCAGGGGGGTTCCGCTGCTTGCGCCCGTCATCGAATCCTTGAAGCAGTTGGGTAGATACACGGATGCCGAACTTGTGGCTGCGGTTGTTTCTGGGTTGTTCACAGTGTTCATCGAGAAGGGCGCGAATTCCGATGAATCGGGATTCGGCGAAGTTGTTCCGCGCGAAGAACAGGTGGACGCCCACGACGAAAACAGCCTTGAACTTGCGCCGGGCGCGATTATTGACCTGAACGAAGGGGAAAAAGCGCACGACATGAACCCCGGCAGACCCAACGCCAATTTCGACGGGTTTGTAACGTCCATTTGCAGGCAGATCGGCGCAGCCCTTGAAATTCCATACGAAATCCTCGTCAAACACTTCACGTCTTCATACAGCGCTTCACGCGGCGCGCTGCTGGAGTTTTGGAAGGTAGTTGACATGTACCGTTCTTGGATGGCAAACGACTTCTGCCAGCCGATCTTTGAAGAATGGATGGCGGAAGCGGTGGCGAAGGGGCGGATTCAAGCCCCCGGATTCTTTGCTGACCCGCTTGTAAGAAAGGCGTATTGCGGAACGGAATGGAACGGACCGGCGCAAGGGCTGCTGAACCCCGTGCAGGAGGTGAGAGCGGCAGAATTACGAGTACAGAGCGGGTTCAGTAACCGAACCAAGGAAGCGATGGAATTGACGGGTTCGGATTTCAATGCCAACGTCACGCAGTTGAAGCGGGAAGAAGCCATGATGAAGGAGGTAAGGGAGATTGCCAAGGAACAGACTGTCAATAAATAAAATCGTCTGGAATGTCGTGCAGACCAGCGCGGACTTGACGGAAATCTTGATCTATGACGAGATCGCCGACAAGCAAAGCTATGACTGGTGGACGGACGAGAGGGGAACGGAAGTCACGCCGAGGGCGTTCCGGGAAGAGTTGGGCAAGGTGACAACATCCCAGGTATGCATTCGAATCAATTCGGGCGGCGGGGATGTATTCGCAGCGGAAGCGATTCGAACAGCAATCATGGAGAAGCGGCAAGAGAGCAAGCAGATCACATGTAAGATTGACGGATTTTGCGGAAGCGCGGCGGTTGGCATCGCGGCAGCTTGCGAATCGATCGCCATTTCCGCCAGTTCCTATTTGATGATTCACGACCCGTCCGTTTTCGCTTTTGGTTACCTGAATATCCAAGACTTTGAAAGAGGTCTGGAAATGCTCCAAAAGATCAAGCAGGGCATTGTCAATGCCTACGCCAAGAAGACCGGGAAGGACAAGCAAGAAATTTCGGAACACATGACGAAGGAAACGTGGTTCACGGGAGACGAAGCGGTTGAAAACGGATATTGCGACGAATTGATGTTCGAAGGCATCGAAGAAGCTGCCGCTTCCGTGCAGAACGTTGTGAATTCAGGCGAATTTGAAATCAGCATGTACAGAAACATCCCGAAATCGTTGTTGAACCGCCATAACGCCCGCGAAAAAGGCGGTTTTACAAATACAACCAAAACGCAAAAGGAGAGTGCAAAGAGTATGCCGGACATCAGCACAGTTGACCAATTGAAGCGGGAATTCCCCGATCTGGTCAACCAAATCGAAAAGGAAGCGAAGGCTGCTGAACGCAAGAGAATCCAGGACATCGAAGAGGTCATGATTCCCGGATTCGAAAATGTCGCAAATGAAGCCAAGTTTGAAAAGCCTGCGGAAGCTTCGGAAGTGGCTATGAAAATCATAGCGGAGCAAAAGAAGCAGGGAAGCAACTACTTGAACAACCGTGAAAAGGATGTCAAGAATTCCGGCATCGACGGCGTTGAGGTAGAAGGACATGAGGGCGGGGAAGGAAAAGCCGGAAGCAACCCGTTCGACGCAGCAATTGACAAGCTGTTTCCGGCCAGCAAATAAGGGAGGGAACGAACATGTACGAAGTCAGGAAAGCAGAAACGAATCCGGTGAACTTTTTCGCCGGAGATTACCCGATTGCTACAGATACGGCAATCGTGGACGCGGGCGCGGAAGTCAAGCAGTATGAGCCGGTGAAGCTGGTTGCCGGGAAACTGCGGCCCGTTGTATTTGTCGCCGCAAGCGCGGCGCAGGAGTACGTCGCAGCAACGGCGGCGGTGCATACCCTTGTGATTGCCGCATCCGTCACGGCGGGCGATACAATCACGATCAACGGCGAAGTTTATACGGCGGTGTCAGCCGACCCCGTGGCGGCAGACAAGGAATTCGTCGCGGGAACCGCATCTACGGCAGCGGCATCCCTGAAACTTGCCCTTGCGATCACGGAAGCCATCAATTTCACCATCGGCGGCAGTTCGGCAAACATCACCTTCACGCAGAAGGTGGCCGGAATCGGGGATTTGCCAACGCTTTCGACCAGCGCGACCGATACGGCGACGATCAGCACGACAACGCCCTATGTCGCTGGAGCCGACCCGGAGCCGACGAAAACGGCGGCAGAGAACACCGCTGCGGGGTTATACGGCATCGCCGCCGATGACGCCGAAGCCGGGGATGAAGTCGTTGTGTACTTGACGGGGGAATACTTCGCGTCCGCCATCGACTGGCCGGAAAATGTCACGAAAGAAATGTTAAGACCGTATTTCCGCAGCCTGGGCGTATTTTTGAAATAAGAGGGGAGACAAACGAACATGCCAAACGAAATCAGCATTTACGAACCGCGAACGATGGGGAAGGTAATTCGTCGGTTAGCGCCTGTAAGGACATTTTTCAGAACAACGTTTTTCAACAAGCTCGTCACGTTCCCGACCAAAAGCGTTGACGTGGACATGAAGAAGGGAAACCGGAAGCTTGCGCCGTTCGTGAACCCGAAGGTCGGCGGGAAGACCGTGCCGAACAGCGGATACCAGACCAACACGTACACGCCGCCGCTACTTGCGCCGAACAAAATCACGACCATTGATGACCTGATGAACAGGCAGCCGGGGGAAACCCTGTACAGCGGGAAAACGCCCGCAGAACGGGCGGTCGAAAAGCTGGCGGAAGACTTCATGGAGCTTCAGGAGCAAATCGCGCGCCGGGAAGAATGGATGTGCGCGCAGGCGATCTTTACCGGGAAAATCCCGATCATCGGCGAGGGTGTCAACGAAGAAATCGACTTCGATTTCACCAACAAAACCGATTATTCCGCCGATGCGCAGAAAAAATGGACGGCCGGCACGTCGAAGAAAATCCAGGACTTGAAGGCATGGCGGAAAGAAGTCCAGAAGAACGGGTTCGTCAACTGCAACGTTTGCCTGATGGCGGATGACGTTGCGGAAGAATTCCTGAACGATGCAACAGTGCAGAAGCTGCTTGACGTGAAGGGATACGACTTGGCGACGATCAAGCCGCGCGAACTGCCGAACGGCGTGACGTACATCGGAACGCTGCACGGCGAAGGTCTGGACATCTACAGTTACAACGAATGGTATCTGGATGACTGGACGGACGAGGAAAACCCGGAGCAAAAGCCGCTCGTTCCGTCTGGACATCTTGCCTTGATGTCCACGGCGGCGGAATACTCCATCAATTACGGGGCGGTTACGATTCTGGACGAGCAAACGGGAAAATTCGTGACGGTAGAAGCGCAGACGGTTCCCGAAACGTGGGTGGAGCGCAGACCGTCCAGAAGGTTCTTCCAGCTCAACAGCAAACCGCTGCCGGTCCCGCATGAAGTGGATAGCTGGTATGTCGCCAAGGTGTTCTGATGAACTTCAAGGATGCCATCCGGCAGGACAGCGCCAAGGTGTTCCACAACAGGGGGGAGTTCGCCGAGAACATGACGGTCAAGTACGATGGGGAGCGGTATAACATCCCTGTCGTGCTTGACCACAGCGGCGAAAAGGAAAGAAAGCGGTACACGACCACAGACCATGTGCAAGGGATATTCGTTTGCGATGTTACCGCCTACATCATGGAAACCGACCTGCCAACGCAGCCGCGCAAGGATAGGAAAATTGAGGTCGAAGGCGATCTGTACAACATCGCCAAGGTAGAAATTGAAATGGGCGAAATCGTGCTTTATCTTGAAATGCTGGACGAATAGGCGGTGCTGCCGTGATCGAAATAACGGAAAACCAAATCAACAGGGTTCACGCCATTTTGGGCGGGATTCCGAACGGCGTGAACAAGGCGGTTTACAGTACCATCAACCGGGCATTGATAACGCTGCGCTCAACATCGGGGAAACTTATTCGCGGCACGTACAACATCAAGGCAAGCGACATCAAGACCAACCAGAATATGCGGATGAAGCGGGCGACCTTGCAGGATGTGGAGGGTACGGTTCTGTTCGCGGGTACGGTCATACCGCTGATTAAGTTCGGCGTGAATCCGAAGGAACCCGCAAGAAAGAAAGTGTCCATTTCCGTATTGAGGGCGCAGGGCGGAAAACGGCTGCAATCGGCTTATGTTGCGAATCTGGGAAGGTACGGCGTGGGCGTATTCGAACGACTGACCAGCAAACGGGAATCTTCGCAACAACTATACGGGCCGTCCGTTGCGCACATGATGGAAAACGAAGATGTTTTGAACAAAGCCGAAGCCGCCGCGCAAGAAACCATCAACAAAAGAATCGAACACGAAATAACCCGAATTTTGAACGGGTACGGGACGTGATGGTTCCAAGTCACGGAGCGGGAAGGGACGGTGAAGAATGACCCCCATAAACTTGATAGACGCGCTGGAATCCTTCGTCGCAGAACAGGTGAAGGATATTTGTCTTGCGTTCCGGTCAAAGGACGATCAGGAAGACCAATGCCGCGCGCCGGGCGTTTACAAGATGAAATTGCCGGACAAAGATTCCGAAACGAAGTTGGTTCCCTACGTCCTGTTGCAGTTGTTAACCGGAAAAGACGCGCAAGTTCCAGGGCAAGCCGTAGAAAGTGAATGCAAGGTAAGGCTGGTAATCGCCACGTATTCGGAAGATAACGGTGTAGGTGCGTATGATCTTCTGAACGTCATTACAAGGATTAGAACCGGGCTGTTAAAGGAAGGTATGATCGCAAACCAGTTCCTACTGAAACTGGAATCGCCATTGGAATATATCGTTTACCCGGATGATACAAGCCCGTATCATCTGGGCGAAATGATTACAACATGGGAACTGCCGTCAATTGTAAGAGAAATACGGGAGGTATGGCAATGAAGAAAGAAGGAGAATCCGAACAAACAGCCGCAGGGCTTACAGAATCGACACAGAAGCCGCAGAAACGGCAGGGTGAAGGGAAGAATGCGCCGGGAGAAAGAACAGCAGCAGAAGGCAAACCAGCGCCCGGAAAACACTTCATCTACATCGGCCCGTCCGTGCCGAACGGAAACCTGATGCGAAACACCATTTTTTCGGGGGAACGGGAACAGATTGAAGCCAGTCTGTCCAGCGTGACGCAACGTTTCCCGAAGGTGAAAAATTTGATCGTGCCAATTAGCGAATTGGCGGCGGCAAGCAAGGAAATCGGACAGACCGGCAACGCGCTTCATCGGTATTTCTCAGAGCTAGTTGCTGAGTTCAGGAAAGGAGCGGAACAAAAATGACGTTTTTTCATGGGGTTCGCGTGTCGGAACAATCTACGTCCGTAGCTACTCCGCTGGTCGCCACAAGCGGCATTCCGTTCGTTGTAGGAACGGCTCCGGTACACACGGTAAACGGCAAGGTGAACACGCCCGTACTGGCGAACACCTACGCCGATGCGGTAAGCGCGATGGGGTATAGCGAAGATTGGGAGAGCTATACGCTATGTGAAGTCATCTATGCACACTTCCAGCTATACGGCATGTCGCCGCTGCTGCTGCTGAATGTTTTTGACCCCGCAACGATGAAATCAGCGGAAGCGGCTGGGGATAAGGCGGTTGTCGCCAAACAGATCAAGTTGCCGCTGGAAGCCATTGCGTCAAGCATCGTCGTGAAGGCGGCGGGCGGAGAGGGAACAGCCTACGTCAAGGATACGGATTACGCTCTGTTCTACGAAGGGGAAAACCTGATTGTCGAAGTATTGAGCGGCGGGGCGATAAGCGCAGCGACATCACTTAGCGTTGCGTATGACGAAGCCGCGCCGGATAGCGTCACGGGTACGCACATCATCGGCGGGTACAACCCCGGAACGCAGAAAACAACAGGGTTGGAATGCATCAATCAATGCATGCCGATGTTCGGCGTAACGCCGGACTTGATTCTGGCGCCGGGGTTTTCGCACGATTCGGAAGTAGCCGCTGCAATGGCGGCGAAATCGACCGTCAATGATCTGTTCGCCGCCAAGGTGCTTATCGACGTCGATACAGACGCCGAAGACGGCGCGGCGCATTACAGCGAGGTAGCGGCATGGAAGGCGGACAACAACATTTCCGACACATCGCAAATCGCATGCTGGCCTCTTGCGAAGCTGGGCGAAAAAACCTATCGTATGTCAACGCACGTAGCGGGGCTGCTGGCGAAGGTGGACGCCGGGAATGACGGATGCCCATATGAATCACCATCCAACAAAAGGCTGCAAATTGACAGCTTGGTAGTGGCAAACGGTCAGGAAGTTGTGCTGGAGCTTAACAGCGCCAACAACCTGAACGCAAATGGCATCGTAACCGCGCTGCGCTTCGCGGATGCATTCGTGCTATGGGGGAATTACTTGGCATCGTACCCCAGCAGCACGGACATCAAGGACTACTTCATTCCGGTTTCGCGGATGTTTGGGTGGATCGGGAAAACCGTCATCCAGACCTACTGGAACAAGGTGGACAAGCCGCAAAACAAGCGCCTTATCAATAGCATCGTTGATTCCGCGAACATCTGGCTGAACGGGCTGGCATCGGAAGAAAAGGTGATCGGCGCGCGGGTGGAATTCAAGGAGGACGAAAACCCGTTGACAAACCTTCTGGCCGGGAAGATCAAGTTCCACATTTACATGGCTCCGCCCGTTCCGGCGCAGGAAGTCGAATTCGTGCTGGAGTTCGACACGAATTACCTGACCACATTGTTCAATTAAGGAAGGAGGAAGCGGGAAATGGCAAAAGTGAATGAGAGCATTATCAATTTCGCGGTGTACGAAAACGCCATTGAATACTATGGCATGGCGGAAGTGGCGCTGCCGGAAATTGCAAACTTGACGGCGGATGTGACCGGAGCCGGGATTGCTGGGAAGGTGGAAAGTGTCATTCTTGGTCATATCGAAGCCATGAGCATGACCATGAATTTCCGAACGATTACCAAGGACGCTATCGCCTTGCATGAACCGCGAGACCATATCCTTGATCTGCGCGCGGCACAGCAAAGCAAGGACACGGTATCCGGGCAAACCATCGTAACGCCGGTCAAGCATGTGATGACTGTTAAACCGAAGGGATTGAAACCCGGAAAACTGGCCCCGGCAGCCGCCGCAGACGCATCGGGGGAATATGCGGTGTCGTATTGGGCAACGTACATCGACGGCGCGAAGATGCTCGAAATTGACGTTCTGAACTTTATTTATGTAGTGAATGGCGTGGACTATCTGGCGAAAGTCAGAACAGCATTGGGCAAGTAAACACGAAGCCAGCGGGAATCCGCTGGCTATCTTCATCATACGGAAGCGGGAGGACAAAAGAATGAGCACAAACGGAGCATATAAACATGTTTTCACGGATTTTGAATACGAGGGAACCAAGTACGGCGAAGTCAGCTTTGATTTCCACAAGCTGACCGGGGAAGACATGGTGAAGATCGAGACGGAAATGAACGAGCAGGGGGAATTCACGATTTCGCCGGAGGTATCACGGGCGTTCCAGTGCAGACTGGCTTCCAGAGCATCGGGCATGCCGCATCAAGCCATCGTCAAAGCGCCGATCAAGGACTTTATTCGTATTACAAATGCGGCGCGGAATTTTTTGTTCGTAGCGGGCTAAGAAAGACAAGCCCGGCAAAATGGGTGAAGCAACAAGCGTTTCATCTTTCGCGGGCGACGTACACGCCTATTCCGTTCTGGTTAAGCCTAACGATGGGGGAACTGATCGGATGGATTCAGGATATTAACGAGGAAGCAAAAGAAAAATGAGGGGGAAGCATCCCCCTCTTGTCGCTGGTGCTCAGGTCGCGTCGTTCACCCGGTCAATGCCCAACTCCTGCATCAGCTTGGATTGTAGCGCCTGTGAAAAGTTAATGCCCTTTTCGAGCGCGGCAGCGTTCAGCCACGCGGGAAGCGTCACGGTGCGATTGACAGAGCGATTCACTTGCGCCATTCGGATAGACGGCATATAGACGTCAATTAATACGGCGCGCTCGTTCGGATTCGCGTTGGAGATTTGGGAAAGCGGCGTTGGAACGGGAATGGCTTCGCCGTCTTCCTCTAGCCCGTACAAAACAATGCCGAGCAGTTCCCGCGCGGAAAGAAGTGCATCGTCATCATCGGTTCCGCTTGTGGCGCAATCCAGATCGGGGAAAACAACAGCGATTTCCTTTCCAGGTTCGTAAGTGAAAATGGCAGGATAGAAATATCGTTCCGCCTTTTTCATGTCGAATACCTCCTTTTGATATTGTCGGGAGGGAGCCGGGGCTATTCAAATTTTAGCCCCGACTGCCTTTCGATGCTTTTGAGCGTAGGAACGGGAATGTCTTTGTCAGGATGCTTTACGGTTGTCCGTCCCTTTTTGGTCGGGTGCTTGAACTGGTAGTGACTTCCGACCACGCTGACTTCGTACCAACCATCAGCTTTCAGCAATTTGATGACTTCCCTAGAGGAATAGCTTTTCATACGTGATTCCCTCCTGACAAGTTCATAATAACAAATACTATTATATTCGTCAATCAGGAATGCACATATTATTATATTTGTTTCGAGGAAGGAGGAAGCAACCGTGGCAGCAAATCGGAAGGAATATGAATTGCTGTTCCAGCTCAAAGCGGCGCTTGGCCCGAACTTTACATCAAGCTTCAAGGAAGCTATGCAGACTACCAAACAATTGCAAGGTGTGCTTAATGATGTGAAGAAGGTTCAAAATGACGTATCTGCTTACAAGAAGCAGAATGCCGCCATCGACGAAAATAAAAGGAAACTGGCTTTACTGATAGAAGAGCAAGAAAAATTGCAGCGCGAAATGCAGGAAACCGAAAATCCGAGCGATAAATTGCGCCAGAATATGGACAAAACAGAAAAACAGATCGCCGCAATGACCGGGAAAATAAGAGATCAGGAAGGCGAACTGGAAAGGCTGGGGAACCGTCTGCGCAGCGCAGGCGTGGACACGGGGAACCTGAACGGGGAAACCGAAAAGTTAAGGCAAACGTATGCCAGGGTGGCGGAGGAGCAAGAGAAGCTTGGGCAAGTAATAGCGGCGCAGGAAGAGAGTGCTCAAGCCATTGCGGAGGCGAGAGAGGAGCTGTTAACAACTTTAGGGGTTATGGCAGCGCTGGGGGCGGCATGGTATGCCGGTCCGATCAAGTCAGCGATGGCGTTTGAATCACAAATGGCGGAAGTGGCGAAGGTTGTTGACTGGATAGACAAATCAGGAACGGCCGAAGAAATAAAACAATATAAAGAATTAAAAAAGGCCGTGCTTGACGTGACATCACAAATCCCCCTGACAGCCGACGAGCTAACAAAAATCATGGCGGCAGCAGGGCAATCGAACGTAGCAATCGACAACAGCGGACTTGTGAAATTTACAGAAGATGCGGCGAAAATGGGTATTGCTTTCGACATAACGGCCGAACAGGCCGGCGATTGGATGGCGAAATGGCGGACATCATTCAAAATGTCGCAGGATCAGGTTGTCGGCTTGTCCGACAAAATAAACTATTTAGGAAACACGTCCGCGGCGAATGCATCAGAAATATCGGACGTAGTGACGAGAATCGGACCGTTAGGAGAAGTGGCGGGATTTGCAAGCGGAGAAATAGCGGCCCTCAGCGCAACACTGATAGGGGTCGGCGTATCCGAGGAAATTGCAGCAACGGGCATCAAAAACACGATGCTTGCCATGGTGGCCGGAAAAAGTGCGACCAATGCGCAAAAGGCAGTTTTGAAAAGCCTGGGGATTGACGCACAGAATCTTGCCCAGCGCATGCAAACGGATGCCACGGGCGCAATTATGGATTTCATGGCGGCATTGCGGAAGCTGCCGGAAGCCCAACAAGCAGCGGCGATGCAAGAGTATTTTGGTAAAGAGTCACTGGCAGCTATCGCCCCATTGATGACGAACCTTGAAGTGCTAGAAGAAAATTTCAAGAAAGTCGGGGACGCTTCGAAGTATGCCGGTTCCATGGAAGCGGAGTATGCAGCGCGGGCGGATACGACTGAAAACAAGGTTCAACTGGCGGATAACAGCCTTGCTAGGCTTTCGACTACACTAGGCGATGCCTTCTTGCCATATGTAGGGCAGGCAGCAGAAAAGTTGTCCGAATTGATCACAAAATTTTCGGATTTCGCAGCGAAAAACCCGGAGGTCATCAAGAACACAGCAGAACTGGCGTTTAAGCTTCTGGCATTGCGCGCGGCAGGGCAAGCGGCATATCTGGGATTCTTGAATGTTCAGAAAGGTGTGCTTGGCGCGCAGAAGGTCATACGTCTTTTCGCCGCAGATGCCGCCGCAGCCGCCGCAGCCGCAGCTACAGGAGCAGCAAGGGCAACAACGGCAATCGGCATGCTGCGCGGTGCGTTTACGTTGATGATGGGGCCGGTCGGGCTGGTGATTGGCGCTATTGGGCTCGCGACAGCAGGGTTCTTTGCATACAGGCGGGCGCAGTATCAGGCGCGGCAGGACACGTTGAATTTTTCAGACAACCTAGCCGATGCCGCAGATCGCTTTCAAGAGGTAAGTGATAAGGCGCAATCTACACATGGACTGATCGAAGAATACCGTAAATTGAAACAGGCCGTGGCAGATGTAAAAACGCCGACCGAGGAAGTGGCCGCCGCAAAGGAACGAATGAAGGAAATCGAAGATTTGCTGATCGAGCAGAACCCGGACGTTCTGAACAAGTACGATCAGGAAAACGGGAGAATCGCTGAAAATCTTGACTTTCTTGAGCGTAAGACGCAGCAAGAACTCAAGCTTGCCAAAATTCAATATGAACAAGCGCAATATGAAGCTGAAAAGAAACTGCCGGATGCTACCGAGGAACTTGTAAGTCTGGAAAAGAAGACAAAAGCTTTAGATGAACAATATCAAGTAAGCAGGAAAGCACGAGATGAATTTAGTGAGTTGCTTCAAAAATGGGAACTGTTCGACAGTGCGAGCAAGTCTACCGAAGAAGTAACTGCAAAGTTAGCTGAATTACAAGAAAAAGCCAAGGCAATAGGGCAAGAGGCAGGACTTACCTGGACCTTTGATACAGGAATGTTGGAAATTGCTGAGGCATTCAAGAAATTCGAAAAAGATACCGACAAAGCCGCCGGAAAAATTGAGACATCGCAGCAAGAGCTAGACACCGTTAAGAAGTCGATGCAGGAATATTACGATACCAGCGTCAAGCTCGTTGAAATAGACCTTGGTGGGAACTTTCAATCGGCGGCGGCGAATCTGGCGAAGATGAAGACCGAGCTGGAAGGGTTGAATGAAAAAGGGGAGGGAGGGAGCGAGAAGGCGCAAAAACTGCAAGAAAAGATTACGGAGCTGGAACCGAAAGTGGTAACGGCTGCCGCACAAATTCGCGATCTAGGAACGGCCATCGCGAAAGTGCCGGAAGTCAAAACGATCGATGTTTCGGAAGCCACAAAGAATATTGATGGATTCATTGCAAAATTAAATGAGATCAAACCGCAGGTGAAAGTGCAGCTTATTGCGGAGCAAATTTCAAAAAAAATGGCGGGACTAGCAACGGGCGGCATTGTCCAAAAGCCGTCTATTGTTGCTTTTGCCGAAGACGGACCGGAAGCCGCCATTCCACTGGATGGAAGCGACAATGCAAAGCAGTTGTGGGCGCAGACCGGGAAACTGTTGGGGATGTACAACGCCGCCAAAGGAGGAACAGACACATTCCCCGCGCAGTACAGTCCCGCACCGGAATTGATTGTGCCGCCCAGCAGGAACACGGAACAATCCATTGTGATTCATAGCAACCCGGTCATTCATGTGAGCGGCGAAGCGCCGGGAGACTTGGAAAAGCAGTTGCGACAGAGTAATGAACAACTTTTAAGCATGGTGGAGGAATGGTATCGGAAGAAACAGGACGATGAAAGGCGGCAGCGGTATGGCTAACACATATAGAACAATTTCGGGGGATAGGTGGGACGCTATCGCCTATAAAATGCTGGGCAGCGAATCGCATACAAACAAGCTGATCGAAGCGAACAAGCAGCACCGCAACATTTACATTTTTCCGGCAGGGGTAGTATTGACGGTTCCCGATGTGCAACCAGCCGTTCCCGTCGAACTGCCACCGTGGAAGCGGGTGACAAACGCATGGACGTAAAGGATTTGGCGCGGCGCACGGAATTGAAAGTGTCCATTGAGGGGGTGGACATCAGCGGAGAGGTAAACAAATACCTATCATCTATGACATACACGGATAACGAAGAGGATAAGGCGGACGACTTGCAGATAAGCCTTGATGATCGGGAAAACATATGGCTTGGCTCATGGCTGAACACCCCGGAGCAACCGCAACCCAGCACCACAGCGGAGGGCTGGAACATCGGGGATACGGTGACAGTATCCGACAAGCCGCAATATTCCAGTTACGGAACCGGCAAGCCGGGCGCCGTGCTAACCAACTACACGGGCAGCATAACACATCTGAACTTGAGGCCGGGAGTACCATACCCAATCCACGTAGACAAAAAGGGATGGTTCTCCGAAAGCCGAGTTGTAGTGGTGTCCAGATTCAAAAGCAAGGAAATAGGGAGCGGCGGAGCCAAGGGAGCCACGATCAAAGCCAGCATCGTCAAGAAGAACTGGTTGGGAAACGGGGAGGAGTTGGAACTGAATTGCGGAACATTCGAAATTGACAGCGTGGACGTTTCTGGGCCGCCGCAAAAACTCGTTCTGAAAGCAACATCCATACCTTACACATCGACAACCCGGACACAGATGAAAACAAAGGCATGGGAAAAGATCAAGCTATCTGGAATCGCAAGAGAGATTGCCAAGACGAATGGACTTCAAGCCATGTTCGAATCCGGCTATGACCCCATGTACGAGCGAAAGGAGCAAGTACAGGAATCGGACGTCGTGTTTCTGCAACGGCTATGCAAGGATGCTGGATTAGCCTTGAAGGTGACAGCAAAAACCATCGTGCTGTTCGACGTGGCAGAATACGAGAAGAAAGAGCCTGTAAAAACGATAAAAAAGGGCAGCGGCGACATTTCTTCTTACGGTCTACAGACGGGCATGAACGATACGGCATACAGCAGTTGCCGGGTAAGCTACACAGACCCCAAAACGAAAAAGCTGATTGAATACACGTTCACGCCGCCGAACGCCAACAACAGCGGTCAAGTGCTGGAAGTGAATGAAAAAGTAACGTCGCGCGAAGAAGCAAAGCAACTAGCGATGAAGAGGTTGAGAGAAAAGAACAAAGATGAATTCAAGGCGACGTTCTCCATGACAGGCGACGTTCTGCTTGTGGCGGGGGTTACGGTCGATCTATCCGGGTTCGGGTTCTTTGACGGGAAATACATCATTGAACAGGCGACCCACACCGTTTCCGCAGGGTACAAGACATCCGTTTCGTTGCGGAAAGTTCTGGAGGGGTATTGAATGAATGCGCTCATGAACATTGTCAGAATTGGAACGGTAAGCTCCATCAATGCGGGGGAGCGAACGGCGCGGGTGACGTATCAGGACAAAGCAAACCTTGTTTCCGGCTCGTTAACGGTGCTGAACCGCGAACCGACTGTAGAAATTCAAACGGCGGAAGGGCATACCCATGACGTGACCGTTAAGCCGTGGATGCCGCGCGTAGGGGATAGCGTGATTTGCCTGTACTTGCCAAACGGGGAGAGTGACGGATTTGTACTAGGGGGAATTTGAATGGCGACAATCGGAACATTGGGCGACATCGTTTTTACGGTATCGCAGAACAAGACCAGCACGTTCGACAACATGAAGTGGGACAGTTCGGCGAAGTATGCCAAGCATGACCGACATTTGCAAGAAACGCTGCTTGAATTTGTCGGAACCGAAAACGACAGCATAACCTTCTCCATGTATTTTTCCGTGTTTCTGGGCATCAACCCGATGCAAGAGATTGTGAAGCTGCTGGAAGCGGAACGGAGCGGGCGGGTAATGCGGCTGGTGATCGGCCCGAAGTCCTACGGGAAGAACAGTTGGGTGATTACCAGCACATCCAAGGGGCTGGAACGATTCGACGCGGCGGGGAACTTGCTGGTTGCCAGCGTAAACGTGACGTTGGAAGCCTACGCCGCGAGATAGGAAGGAGGGAAGGGGGTTGCCATACACAGTTACGGGGGAAGGCGCGACGATCAATCTACAGCCCCAGAGCGTCAACGAGGAAGTTTTGCAGAACGTAGCCATGATTCTTGCAACGCCGAAGTTTTCAGTTCCGCTTGACCGCGATCTTGGAATGACAAATCAATTCCTTGACAAGCCGACGCCAGCGGCGCAGGCGTTAATGATCGCGGAAATTGTAGACGCGATAGAAAAGTACGAACCGAGAGCGACCGTAGAGGAAGTAAAGTTCCGGCAGGGGAGCGGGGAAGGGGCGTTAATACCAGTTGTTGAGGTGAGCATAAATGGCGGATAACCGAAATTTCCCGGACATCAATTTCGTTGACACGGACACGGAAAAAATAAAAGAAAGTTTGGTCCAGGCTTACGAGTTGATGACGGGGCGAACGCTATACCCGGCAGACCCGGCGCGCTTATTCATCTTGTGGGTTGCGGACATCATCGCGCAAACCTTGGTGCTGATTAACGAGAGCGCGAAGCAGAACGTGCCGAGATATGCGGAAGGCGACTATCTGGATTCGATTGCGGAGATATTCAAGGATGCGCAACGATTAGGGGCGCAAGTGGCAAGGACGACGTTGCGCTTTGTGATTTCCGAAGCGCAGGCAGGGGTAGTCATCATTCCGTCTGGAACGAGAGTGACAACGGCAGACGGTGGGGTAGTATTCGCAACATCTGAGATCAAAAGAATCGAAGTAGGGGAAACTGCTGCCGAAGTTCCCTCCGCTTGTTTAACGGAAGGGAGCGTCGGGAACGGGTTTCTGCCCGGCCAGATCGCAACCCCGATCGATTGGTTCCCGTATATGCAAAGCGTGTCGAATACGACCGCAAGCGAGGGCGGGGCGGAGTCGGAAACCGACGAAGCATTCTACAACCGCATGCGCGCCAGCATGGAGAGCTATTCCACGGCAGGCCCGGCAGGAGCCTATGAATACATCGCTAAATCCGTAAGCCCGCTGATAACGGACGCAAAAGCCATATCGGAGGATGCGGGAATTGTGGATGTGCGAATTTTACTGCAAGATGGGGAATTGCCCGGCGCGGAAATATTGGCGCAAGTGGCGGCGGCGCTGAACGATCAGAAGGCAAGGCCGTTGACAGACCAAGTAAATGTAATGGCCCCGGAAGCCGTGAGTTTCGACATTGACCTGACGTACTATATCCCTTCGCCATCGGAAGCTTCCGCTACGAGGATACAAAACGAAGTGGAAGGCGCGGTGGAAGAATATAAAAAATGGCAGACAAGCAAAATGGGACGGGACATTAACCCGTCCTATTTGATTTCCCTGCTAATGAAGACGGGAATCAAGCGGGTGGAGGTTAGGGAACCGGCGCATCAAACCGTTACAGATGGAGAGGTAGCGCAAGTGGAAACGGAAGAAATCGTGAATGGCGGGTTTGAAGATGAATAACGACATCCAAACTGCCGATCTGCTACGGACGCTGCCGCCAAGCTTAAAGCGCGATGAACGAATGATTAACCTTGCAACAGTCATTTCCGGGGAGTTCCAACGGGCAATTGGGGAAATCAAGCAGAACATCATTTACGCCAGAATTGACGAGCTATCCGAAGAAGTGCTGGATGTGCTTGCCTATGACTTGCACGTTGATTGGTACGACTACAATCACCCGCTTGAAGCGAAGCGCGCCGTCATCAAAGACAGCGTAAAGGTGCATATGCGGCTGGGCACGAAGTACGCCGTCGTTACGGCCTTGGGGAATCTGTACCCGGAAAGCGAAGTCGAAGAGTGGTTTGAATACGGCGGGCAGCCCTTCTATTTCAGAATCATTCTGGACGTGACCCGTTCCCAAGTCACGGCAACTTACAGCCAGATTATCAAGGCCGTGAATTTGTACAAATCCTTGCGGTCGAAGTTGGAGGAAGGGGAAAACGGGCTTGTATTCCGAAGTCGAACGGGAATTCTTATTCGATCTGCGGCGGGGTATTACAAGTTCGCGTCCGGGATGACGGGGCAAAGGGTGGCTGGGACTTTCCCCAAGAGCAGCACCGTAGGCGTTGTGCATCGGGTGGGAGTGGAAATAGAAGGAAGCGCTAGGGATTCCCCTTTCGCGTCGCCGTTGTCCGGGACAAGGCCCGTACAAAGCGTGATTGGAGTTATTCAGCGGGAGGGCGCTACAGTCAGCGCAGAAGCGGCGGAAGCGGCTTACAACGCGCCGCTGGCTGGGACAAGGCCGGTACAAAGCACCGTTGGCGAAGTGGAACGGAGCGGGACGGAAATGACACTAACCGGAGGGGATGCGCCATTCAGCGCAAAGCTTTGCGGAACCCCGCCCGGACAATTATAGAAGGAAGGTGAAAACATGCTTGAACCCGTGGCGCTTAGTGACATCAAAACATTTGCGCTGAACAGAATCGCCTTTGCCCGCTACAAAATCGGAAGCACCTATTACAATGCACAAATCAACGGGAAGGAAATAACGTCGGGCGGCGTTGTCCGGGTGCAGTTTCCAATCATCCCGCAGGCTGATACAACGGTGAAAATCACCGAAGTACAGCTAATCAACACGAATAGCGATGTATGGGCAAAACAAACGGTCAACATCGACATCGAAACTGTTCAGACGGGAATTCTGTACTGGTTTGAATTCAATGTGGAGGAAAAGGAGGTGTAGAAGGTGGCATATCCAAGGACATTTTGGCGCGACCATGTAACCGAGTTTCAGAACAAGTACAACATGACAACCAACGGAGACGGAACCGTAACGCTTATCCCGGTTCCGGGGCAAATCTTGCAACAAGGAACGCCGCAGAATCAGCCGAATTTCGACAACATCGAAGAGGGTTTATTCGGGGTCACTGAGACGGCGGCGGAACTGGTGCGAATCGCCCGATTGCAGGGCCAGGCAATCGAAGGGGTTGTGGGGGAGCGAGGGCAAACCACGCTGACCAATTCGCTTGAATACCCGTTCAACAACTCCAAAAAGACAATTTCGATTGCCACAAAGAGAAACAATACGAATTACGTTGTAGACGTGGAGGTTCCTGCAAATGCGGGGAACGTGGGAAGAATTGAAATCACCGACAAGCTGGCAAACGGGTTCAAGATGGCCTTTAGCGGCAGCGCCGCCAGCGTCAACGTGATTTATACAGTCAGAGGGGGGTAGGAAATGGCAAACATCATCATCAAAAGCGAGGAACGGCGCGCCCAAGAGAACTACGCGCTGCGAAGTTTCGGTAAAGGGAGAAATGCCAGCCGCGCGGACAGGGAAGCGGCGGAGTGCGTAGCCGCCCGCACACAGGAAGCATACGGACAATTGAAAAAAATGGAGGGTGACAAGCGATGATTATTGTTGAAAAAAACCAAGGGCAAAAAATTTCTTATGCAGTCGAGGGCAACAAAATTTCATTCAATGATGAGGTCGCGATCAACGTTGAGGCCTTCGAAAGAGACGATGCCAACCACATAGACATTTGCCGGGACAAGCTCGGCAATCTTGTGATGGGCGTTATTCCGGGGATGGCAGAAGTGTATGTGGCGCAGATCGACATTCCGCCGCGCGAATATGACTACATTGCGGACGGTGTTGACGAAGAGGGGGTCCCGAAAGAAGTCCCGATGCCGGAACCGTTCAACATCGACAGATGCACCTTGACGCTGTGGGCAGAACTGGAGGGATAAAGAATGGCAACGGATTTCGATGATTTCAAGTTGGCGGTCGAAGCTCTATCCGGGGGAAAAAACACCGTAAAGCTGGATGATTTGGGGATGCCTAGCGTTATGGTTCCCCTGCCGACTCTTACCTATGCGGACGTTATGAGCGGTGGCACAACCGATAAACTGCCAGGCTTCCTGGTCGAGAATGTAGAAAAGAAAATGTACGTTAGCAAATTCCTGAACATTGTGGTGAACAGCAGGGCGTATTCCCTGCCGATGAAAGACCCTAAAGCCAGTATAGACTTCGATACTTCGCTTGCGGCATGCCGCGCGAAGGGGGCGGGATGGGGGCTGAACACGGTCGGCCTGTGGGCGGCAATCATGTCTTGGTGCTACAAGAACGAAACGGTGCCGCGCGGGAACACCAACTACGGCGCTTCGCACAGCGCGGCGCACGAAAAGGGAACCCCTTCGTATATGGCAAACTCTACGCAAGTAGGTAGGACGGCGACAGGCTCCGGGCCGGCAACGTGGTATCACGACCTAACGACAACGGGCATCGCCGATCTGGTCGGAAATGTCTGTGAGTGGACGTCCGGGATGCGGCTTGTGAACGGAGAAATCCAGATCATCCCGTATTCGGACGCGCTGAAATCAAGTGTGAATCTTGGCGCGGCATCGACGGAATGGAAAGCCATTATGCCGGACGGTTCGTTGGTCGACCCCGGAACGAGCGGAACACTGAAATATGATGGGGAAACGTCTTCGAGCGGCATTCGAATCAATACCGAAATTGAATTCCCGACAAGTGGTTCAACGTCGTTCACTAAAGCGTTCGGCAGCGTTGCTGCAAAGTCCGGGGTGGACATTCCGCCGTTGCTGTACGGGCTGGGACTTGCGCCGATCAGCGGGTATTCCTACAGCGGGACGATGTACATGAAGAACCACGAAGCAGAGCGCTTGCCGTATCGCGGCGGCGGCTGGAGCGACAGCAGCAACGCTGGGCTGGGTGCGTTCGGCCTGAATGTGCCGCGCTCGAATATGATCACGACATTCGGCTTTCGCTCTGCTTTCTATGAATAACCGATGAACTGATAGGGCGGCTGATAAGCCGCCTTTAGAATTTTAATCCAGTGGGGAGTGCGCGGCATGGGAGGAAACGCAGAAATCATTACCGTTATCGGACTGATTAGTACTATTTGCGCGATCATCTTCGGCATCACTACGTTCATGCGCAACAAGCAGCAGGATGTGAGCCGGGAGGAACGGGAAAACGCTACGGTGCTTTCGGATATCGGATACATCAAATCCGGCGTGGACGACATCAAGCGGCGGCAGGAGAAGCAAGAAGCGCAATATCTGGACATCTTGACCAAGCTGACCAGCGTGGAAGCTTCCGCGAAGCAGGCGCATAAGCGCCTGGACCGACTAGAACGTTCAGATGGCGGCGTAGTTGAAACCAATTAAAAATAATCAGGAGCGTGAACGAAAATGAAGATTAACTGGAAAAAGAAATTGGCAAGCCGGAAGTTCTGGGCGCTTGTGGCCGCTGTTGCAACCAGTGTCATTGTGCTGGTCGGGGCAGGCGAAGATGTAGCGGTAAAAATCACAGGTGTAATCACGACCGTTGGGGCCGTCGCGGTGTACATCTTGGCAGAAGCGCATGTGGATGCCAGTAGTAACCAAGGGGAGGATGAGCTGGAATGAAGGGAATTGATTGCGCAACACCGTTGACTTCGGACGCCGCAAAGAAGATCGCGGCGGAAGGGATGAAATTTGTTTGCCGGTATCTTGTACCGGAGCGGCTTGCATGGAAGCGGCTTACGAGGGCCGAAGCAGAAGCGATAACGGCGGCAGGGCTTTTGATCATCAGCGTGTTTGAAACGACAGCAAGCCGCCCGGCAGGAGGGGCAGCAGCCGGGGAGGTCGATGGGCGCGAAGCGATGGCGGAAGCCAAGGCGATCAAGCAGCCGCCCGGCAGCGCGATTTACTTCGCGGTTGACTACGACGCGCAGGCTAAGGATTATAATGCCATCGAAGCGTATTTGCGGGCGGCAGCAAAGCAGATCGAAGGGTACAAAGTCGGGGTGTACGGTTCTTATGCCGTCATTGAGGAAATGGCGCGGCGTGGCGTGGCGGAATGCTTCTGGCAAACCTACGCATGGAGTGCGGGGGAGAAAAGCGGCAAAGACGATCTGCATCAATACAAAAACGGCGTAGCAATGGCCGGAATTACGGTCGATCTGAACGATTCCTTCGGCGGGGAAGGGTTCTGGGACACCAACCCGAAACCGGAGCCGCAGCCGGAGAAGATCGAATATATCGAAGCGTTCAATGATGTGCCAAAGACCCATTGGGCGGCGGCAGAGATTCAGGAGTGTGCGAAAAAAGGGCTGCTCACTGGATTCACGGACGGCAGTTTCAGGCCGGAAGAGCCGGTTACGCGGGCACAATTGGCGATTGTACTGCTTCGATTGAATTTCAATTGAAATAAGAAACCCACCCGTTGACAAGTATCAACGGGCGGGTTATATTAACGCTTGAAGATACATCCGAACAGACCGTTCACGAAGACGAACGCCGGTGAGGGGTTCGTATGCTGAATGCTCGCCTCCATATGCTAAATCCACAACCGCACGAGGTTGTGGATTTTTGCTGTAGCAGCGCTGTTAATCGCGTAGAAGAAAAAAGAAATATCCTTATTCGGGTAATTGTGCCTGAGACGGAGGAGACTAGAGATAAAATCATTAGAGCAACAAATAGTCAGACGGCTATACCTAAATCTTCATTAAGGGCTACTGACTCAATTCACAGACAGATTGAGGATTATTTAAAACCGCGTGGGCTTTATCGAACCATTACGGCATCTTGCTCATCTCTAACAGCTCTTTTTTAGCGACAGTAGCGGTAAAAGCGTCAATCTCGGTGCCGTCAAGAGAAATTCCAACAGCGTCGAGCTTTCGCTCGGCAATCCTCACTTCGAGCCGCGCCTTTTCAGCCTCGAACTCGGTCATCTTATCCAGAAACGATGTCTACGTAAAGCCTTGGGTGACGGCCCCGACGATGTTGTTGATCTGTGTTGGTCAACTTTATCCGGTCGAGTTTTGTTATGTTATAATGAAGCTATCAATCGGAGTCGCAGGAGGGATTGGGATGCGATGGGAAGAGGTTCAAGAAAAGTTTCCTGAAGAATGGGTAGTATTCGAGGCTGTTGAAGCGCACTCGCAAGATGGATACCGATTCATTAATTCGGTGACGGTAATTGATCGTTACGAAGACTCACTTGAAGCAATGAAACGATATAAGCAATTACACAGGGACCAGCCGGGGAAAGAAATTTATTTTCTGCATACGTCACGTCCAGATTTGAAAATTGAAGAGAAATGGGTCGGGTTCAAAAGATGGCGATAGATCTGAGGCTGTTACACGGATTACCCGTTGTCTGTATTGATGTTGTTTTTGCTGGGCGTCAACTTCATATGGAAAATGTATTGCTGGATACCGGTTCTGCTGGAACTATTCTGGATGCGGATAGGGTGGCGGATATCGGTGTGAGGCCGGAAGGCACTGATCGGACAGCAATTATACATGGTGTTGGTGGAACAGAAATTGTTTTTACGAAATGGTTTGATACTGTGGTTTTAGGTGATTGGGCAGTGAACAAATGCAAAATTGAAATCGGTGCTATGGATTATGGTATAGCAATTGACGGCATCCTTGGGTTCGATTTCATGCGAGCAGCAGGACTCATAATTGATACAAATAGGATGCAGGTGTATTCGACTAATTAA